CCATTTGTAAAATTGTGAACTGCTGTTAAAATCTGTGTTTTAAAACTGTTGCATATTGCTGATGTTATTGCCATAATTTTTTATCTCCTAGTTTACGGTGAAGGCGATTTGACTTGTATCCTAACTGTTCCGTCAGTGTAATCATCTCTTCTTCTTCTACCCAATTGCATTCCTGCAAACTGTTGTATCGCACTTTTATACTTATTTTCGTACAGTGTCAACATCTCCATTGGACCTTTTAAAAATGAAAAAGCTTCAACAAGACACGCATATAAAAGGCCTTGTGGGAAGTAATTACTTATGTATGTAGTAGCTGTTCCATTATTACCGGAACCAAGTCCTACGGGCATTTTATTGTAATATATTCTAAATTTGTAATTAGCGTCAGGTGTTGGGGCAACATACAGTCCTCCAGAGGTCGTATCTGTAATACCAGTAGCACCACCAAACATAGCGTAATACTTAGGAAAGCCAGTTACATCTTGTGCAGTTAAATCACCCTCAGTACCTGTTAATCTATTTGTAAACTCAGATAAATATGTTTGATCTTTTTTCTCTAACCAACTACCTTTTCCAGTAGAATTAGCGGTTGAATCAAATACTTCAATTCCTCTAATAAATAATGCACCAGCGGGAACGTTAATAGTATTATCATCGGTAGCAAGTGTACCTTCTTGAACAAATCTATCGGCATCCATAGGAAGATCTTGATTAATTCTAAACTCAGCTGACATTATTAAACCATCAAGAATAGTAGTAGTGAATACAGTATCCTCTACTTCAGTATAATCTTTAATAGCCTGTTTAAGCGTATCGTATGTATAATTTGAAAGTCCTGACATAATTAAGCTCTATCATTAATGGGTCCGATTGTACATAATAAACCGCCCCCTTTTTCTGAGGATGTTGCATTACTTGCTAAGGTAACATTTACACCATCAAATTGAGTTGTAAATTCAGGTTGACCGGTACCTCTAACTTGTGTTTCATTTAAAGAATCTACTTTATAAGCACCAAAAACTTTAGCCCCGATAGGATGAGTTCCTGCTGTTGTACGTTGTGGTGCAGTACCTCTGTAAGGTGCGCTTGTTGCTCTAGTACAACCTGTAAAATTATCAAAGTTTCTTCCAGTATATTGTATAACTTCATTTTCAAATAAACCCGTAACTGCATTTACTTTTTCAATCATAAGAAAACCAGCAGTTGGAAAATGTGTTCCTGTCTGTACAGTAATTGTTGTATCAGTAAGTGTAGCAGCTGTATCTAAAGTTGTAGATAATTCTAATGCAGGACCTGCAGCACCGGTAACAATAGGTACTCCTCCTACTGGGGATTTTACATTTCTAAGTCTAACAAAATCATTAACTTGTAGATCACCATTTGGAAAATCTATTTTTAAAGTTGTGTTTGCAGCCGTAGTAGTAATTGGATTATCTGGTAAAAAATCTTCTGTTGGAAATTCTGTTCTTGCAGGTCTTGCTTTTTGTAAAGCTTGTGGATCTGCATTAGTTGGCTTTGGTTGTAGCTGTGGTTGTTTAGCCTCGTACTCTGATATATGTACAAAAGCACCATTCCATTCTGTAACCATTTCATTGTATGGAAAAGCCATACCTGATCTATCCGATATTGCTAAGGCAAATTTACCTTGTGAAAAACTAGACATTAACTTAGTCCTGGGTAATATATTTTAGGAGAGATATAAGTAGAATTAGAAGAACCATCTTCTGATTCAGCTCTTTTTAATTCATCCTCATATAACATCTTTAATCCTTGTTCTCTTTGTGGTGCGTATTTTTGTGCTAAATAAAATGCTAGTCCCGTAATCATACAAGGTATAAATCTATAGGGTACATCAGTTGCATTAGTGTAAGCTCCTACATCATCAATTCTTTTTGTATAATAAAAATTAATAAAATTTCCTGCGTTAGAACTACCTGGTGTTAGATATAAAGTCATCGTTACTTTATCTATAAATCTTTGTACCCAGTATTGTGTAGGTAAACCTAGAGCAGCTTTATTTGAAAATGCTTGATACTGTGATCTACTAACTCTAGTCATTGGTGTATCAATAGTTGTAGCAGCGACTCTATGATTGGCTTCTTGAATATCGTCCATGCCTCTTGGTGATTGTAAAACAGGGTCTGTATTTGCATGAGTTGCAGCCGTGCTTCCATTAACACCTCTAACAACACCAGTTAAATTTAAACTAGAAATTCCTGTGTAAGTCATTTGTTCAGTGCCAATTGTTATTGTACCGAATGTTGCAAAACCTACGATCGAGGTACAGGGAACAGTGACTTGACTGTTTGTCATTGCAGCTGTTAAAGTTGTAGACACACCATCAGATGTACCATCTGTTGCAGATCTAAAAAAAGTATAAACAGATTGACCGTTTACTAAAGTTACGTTTTGATTTATTACTTCCCAAAAATGTAAACCTCTATTTCCCCATTCGGAAAATAAAATGTTTAAAGATCGTTTAGCAGTTTTTAATTGATAGCCAGATACACCTTGAATACCGATACGTTCGTAAGCATCTTCAATTATTTCATCAATGCCTAAGTTCTTATCAAAAGTATAAGAACCTGAAGTCGTATTAGCCATGAGCTTACGCTCCTGTAATAGTTAATGTAACGCTGCCGTCCGTACCACCGGTTTGAGTTAGTGTAGCACAAATTCCATCTTTAAAAAGAATTCCAGAACCGGGAATATAAACTTCTAGTCCTTCAGTTTCATATCTGTAAATAGCTTTTAAATTACCTGATGCCGCGTCTCCTGCAGAAGCTACGTCATGTAGAGATAAAACAGAACCTGCTTCTCCTCTTCCTTGAATAGATGTAACTCTAGCTCTAGCCCCTAATAAAACAGAAGCTGCCCCTGTAGTTTTGTTAAGAGTTGTTTGGTCACTTGAAAATGAACTCATAGTTTTTTCTCCTTAAATTTTGTAGAGGCCCCGAAGGGCCCCTTAATTATTTATTACGCGTCTGCGTATGGTGTTACTAAAGTACCTGATCCAATTAATAAACAATCGGAAACCATGTACTTAAGAGCGTCGATAGCTGTAATAGTTATTATACTACCAACAATTCCACCTTTTGTAGTACCATTCATAGTAATAACATCATTAGATGCTGCTGGTGCAAAAGCTTTTGGTGCACCATTACTTATACCAATCATAACTGCACCAACAAATTTATCAGTACCATCAGTTTGAATATCCATACTAGTCGCAGCTGTTTCAACAAAAAATTTAAAACTAGTTCCGATAGTATTCGGGTTATTGGGATCTCTTCCTGGTCCTGAGTTACTGCTTCCGCCTGTACTGATGATAGGTGGTAAAACAAAATCAGCAGTTGCATTATTACAAAGCAGTATTCTGCCTGCGTGAGCTGCTACAGATAAAAGTGTGTCAGCTGTTAAATTTACGAAAGATCCTGGTCCAATTGATTGAAAACCATTTCTAGATCTTACCGGTCCGTCGAATGTAGTGTTTGCCATGTTAATATCCTCCTAGATATATTCAAATGTAGTCCCTAGGGATTGTCGACTATACGCGTCCACATTTAATAATATTATTTATGTATAGTGCTAATAGTATATGTTATTTTTGAGTAGAGTGCAAGAGAGCCCTAGGTATTTATGCATTTCAGCGATGTAGCTTTTGATTAAGTAGCTACAGAAACTTGTGGAGCAGCATCATCAATTTGATTTTGCCTTGTAGCAATAGCTGCTTCTTCCAGCTTTATGTCAGTAATGACTCTTTTAATTGTGTCATCTATCCTAACCATGTCAAGAGTATATCTGTTATTATCCAGATGCTCCTGTTGCCACTTCAACTCCAAGGACCTTTTTTGTTTGTATAGGTCTTGTATCATTTATAACCTCTTCATAAGTTATACGTTTTATCTCGTTATTATAACTGTTTCCGAGATATTCCCATTTTATACTTTTTTCTCCCAATTTGTCAAGTATTGATTCTTCGACAGAAATAGCATTATCATCGGCTAAAATATTAAATTTAGCGTAGTGATCGTATGCCCATATATTTATTGTGAATTTTTTCATTGGTTTTTCTTTCTAAATTTCAATTGTGGCGGAACAATGTCCCGCCACAAAAATATTATGATTATGCTCCCGGTGATCCGAAAATACCTCTCCAGTCAGAGAACCCAAATGAGTATCTCTCTCTAGCTTTGTATCTTACGTTACCAGTTGTAAAGTCGCCTTCCATAGATGTTTTCATAGGTGATCTAACGAAATGTTTTAACCCATTAGGCACATCTGTTTTGATAAAAAACGCATTAGTATCAGTTAAGTAATGATTTATTACATAACCTTGAGGGATCATTCCCATATTACTTAGTGCATTGATATCATTATCAGCTGTTCCAACTCTATTGGCAGTTTTCATTAATCTCTCAGCTGTAAATTGAAGCGCAGAAGGAACAATCATTTTCATTCCTTTAGCCGCAATTTTTAGACCTCTTTCGTCAACCATTGCAGCGATGTCTATTAAAGACTGCTCCAATGATGTTTCGTTAAGATCCGCTGGAGTAGTTAACTCATTCTGATCAGTTCCAGAAACGATAGGGTGATCTGTAGCACAAAGTGCTTTTCCATCTCCACCGTTTTCAGTTCCGAAAGCGTTGTTTAACACATTAGCTGCTTTCACTTGTTTAGTGTTAGCCATTGATCTCGCTAAAGCTTTTGTATATCTAGACGCTAGTCTGTCATACAAATTATCCTCAATCGCTTCTTCAGTGATTGCGAACGCTAAAGCAAGCGTTTCATGTGTGTAACGAGCTGAGAAAGTTTCTTGTGCATTGTCAAATGAAACTGAAGTTCCTTCAGCTTTAGTTGGTGCATTTGCGAAACCGGATAACATTACTTCTTCTTCAAAAGCTCTGTCACTATTTTCTGTATCGAAAATTTCCGTGTGCTCGTTAGCATAGTTGTTGTATTCCAAGCCGAATAGTGCATTCAAACCTGGCTCTAGTTCTTTAACTAGTTGTCCTCTTGATATAGCCATATTTTATTCTCCTATCCTGCTATTATACGCCAGTTGCGGTCATATAGAAATGTTCTGCAATGATCACTTTAAAGTTACAATTAGCTGATGATAAATCGCTATTGTCTGGATCGTCAGAAACTCCGATAATTCGCAAGTTGGCTGTTGTTGTTGATTGAGTATCCGTAATTTCAGTTTTAGAAACGAAATGCGGTGTTACACCTGCGCCAACTGCAATATCAGCGTTTGTGAAAACGTCGAGTTGTTGAGTTGCGCCTGATGCATCCGATTGTATTTCATAAACTTGATGCGGATCGTCAGTAATAAACGCTTTGATATCAGTAGCTGCGTTTGATGCAACTAAGTGATTAGCAAAGGTTGGTTTACTTGTTGAAGCGTCAGTGAAAAACACACCCTGACAAGAGCCTAAAAGGACTCCATTGCTAGAAGCTGCACCTATACCAACAGTTCCTGCTGCTAAAGCGATCATAAGATCGTTTTGCGCAAAAGCTGATGCACATGCTGCTACTTCATATTCAGTGGCTGCGTTATTGTCTGCTGACGATCCAATTTTGCCTAGGGGTTTTAATCCAAAGGCTGCGTCTTGGTTTGCCATATTATTTTCTCCATTTGTTTACCAAAGGTAAACGGTTAATTTAATTCGTTGGCAAAAATTACTAAAAAATTAATTAGTCTTTTTTTGTACCACCGAAGGTTACACGGGATTGTCTATCAATATCGATAGGCATTCCTGGGTGCTGCTCCTTCATAAGGTCGTTATTGATCGCTTCGTCTTTTTCTTTTGTAAGTCTATCGAAATATTCCTTACGCGATTTAACTAACTCTAAAGATATCCTAGCCAGCAATAGGCCGCCAACTCCGATCACTCCCTTGTATTTTCCGTCACTAACCGATGGATAGTCTGTTTCAGGGTATTGGTCAGCTCTCACTAATTCATAACCTGATCTTAACATAGCTGACATGTTTTTTGTATCGTCAAAACCCATTGATTCAGCTCTTATCCATCTATGATGAAACCCATCTGGTGCAGGGGGTGCGTCTAAAGATGATGGTGGAGTCCAAACTTGTTTTTTAGTTTCTTTAACTCTAGTCTGACTCGCACGGGAAGTTTTTATTATAGTATCTGTACTCATATGCTTATGCCTCCTTCGTGATTTTTAATTGTTTCGCATACTCTTCTAATGGCACACCTAATTTTTTAGCAATTGCTACCTGTGA